ATTCCTGGAAATCCCATTATATCGTTCTTTATGGTGTTAAATCCACCCGTGAACCCGCTAATGAGATCGCTTCCAAGTTTGCTAAAGTTGAGACTTGTCAGATCACCGACAAGCTCTCCGACCCATCCGAGTAGGGATTTGAATTGGTCCACAAGAGCGCCGACCGATGTTCTAAAAGTATTTGATGTAGCATAGAGGACGCCGAACAGCGCCACGATCGGAGCGAGTATCGCCAAAACCGGCACCAATGCCGGACCGATTAACCCGATCGCTGCGGCCATTAATCCGCCACTCTCTGCACCGCCTGCAACTCCGACCCCTACGCCTTCCGCTGCGACGCCTGCCTCTCCAAGTCCCGCGCCAATGCCTGGGATCATCCCGGCGAGTGACGACAGTGGTCCGGGAAGTGAGTCGAATATGCCGCTTAGGAATCCACCTTTTGTTGCGACTTCCTCTACTGCGCCGCTTGTATCCTCAACAACCGGATTGATGTCTGAAGCGGCAGTCTTGACATCACCGAGTGCATCCTTTTCAGTATTCGTCTTTGCGAGCACTTTATCAAAGCAAGCAGGATCAGGACAGGCAGCGGAGGCGACGGATGGTAGTTGTTCTGCTGTTGCCGCTCCCCCGGCTACTTTGCCGCTACTAAAAGAGCTAAATGCGCCCTTAACATCGCCGCCTGCTAATGCCTGTGCGAAACTTTTGAGCTGCGGTATAACCTTTTCGATGTCGCCTGGAAGGTCTTTGAGACTAAAACCGAACTTTCCTAATACCAAATTTGCCGCGCCCACGCCCCCAACCAGCGCGGCGAAACCCATCCCGACCATCTGAAGAGGCATCGGCAAACTTGTGAACGCCTGCACGAGCGCCGTGATGATCGGCAATATAGGAGTAAGCATATTCAAGAAGCTGGTCAGCAGCGCAATAATAGACGAACCGAGTGGTGCGAATGCTACCTCCAGCTTATTTTTGAATATATCGAGTCTTTGCGAGAAAGTGAGTGTGCTGTCGGATGTACTTTCAATCAGGCCAGATGAGCCAGCCATCTGGTTAGCCAGGTCTTTCCAGTTGCCGCCCGTCTTTTGAACTACATTAGCGAACTTTTCAGTGTTCGCGCCAAACTCCTTGATATCATCTGCCGTTACTTTGTACGCGGGATTCGACAACCGCTGTATAAAATTGTTCCATTCGGTTCCCGCATCTTTACCCGATTTCGTCGCGTTGTCGGTCGCCGTGGTTAGCATTGAGACAGACTGTCGTGCTGGCAGTCCGGCCGCCGCCATTTCCGCCATCATCACGGCGGTCTGATTGTACGACATCCCCGCCGCCATTGCGGGACCAGCGGCTTTCGCAAGTAAATCGGAGGTAGTCGCGACGGACGTGCCGGTCTTTGTCTGGAGCTCGTATAATGCGTCCAATTCCGGCCCCATGTTCTGCGCGGCGACCCCCCACGCTTTAAACGAGGAGGCGGCATTCGTCGCGTTTGTAGTAACGTCTGTTCCGGTTATGCGCGACAAGTCAAGCAGTTGTTTCGAAAGCGTGTCCAGAGTCGGGCCGGTAAGCCCCAACTTTTGATTTAATACGTCAATGGCGCTGGCTACCGTGGATGCGTCCTGTGGTACGGTGCCAAATACGTTTCTGAAACTTTCCTTTAAACTGTCCAGCGTGGCTCCAGTTGCGCCCGTAGCGCCCTGAATCTGCTTGTATGCGCCACCAACGTCGGCTGCGCTCTTCAAAGCAAACGCACCAATGGCAACGGCGGCTGCGCCAAACCCTACCGCTGCCATGTTGCCAATGTTGCTAAAACTAGATGCGCCCTTTCCTACATTGTCGAAACTCGATTTAGCACTGCCCTCTATATTGCTGAAGCTAGTCTTAGCGCTGCTCTCTAAACTGCTGAGCTCACCTTTGGCTTTCGCGGCCGCATTCGAAAGCCCTGACGGATCACCTATGATCCGTATCATGACCTCAGCAATGTCTACCATTCCAGACTAACCTCTAACCCTCTAGCCTCCAAACGTCCTATCTGCCGTTGGTGTGGACGCTGCCTTATTTGCGCGTTCGGTATCCCGCCTCTCTTGCTCTTCTCGTTCCAACTCAAGGAACGCTGCCCACTGGCTGATTTCATAGCTCGACATCCGAAGGCGCAGTTCTCGGACGGGAATGCGAAAGATGCGTCGAGCCAATAGGAACTCAAACTGTAATTCGGGGTTTTCCCTCAGTTTTTTTCTATCTTTTTCTGGCTCTCCCTCGAGATCCCACTAAGATCGTTTATGACGCTAGCTATCCTTTCAAACGGAGCCGAGTTGTGGTTCTCTAATAGCGCTTCCCTGTCATTCAGTTTGAACAGCTTTTCATCAGAGTTGTTAGGATCGTACGTGCCCAGTATGACGGTATCGACCGCTGTCTGTTCGCTTATCACTTCACCGTCGACATTGAACTTGCTCATCTGGGAGAGCGTCGCACGCTCTAACGCGGTAAGAGACTTCGCGAGTACCTTACCGCCTGTGCTCTTCGCCCATCCCCATTCGCTTACGTCAACGGTTTTCTGACGCATGTCCTGCGCGTTAAGTATCTCTTCACGCAGTGATATTTTTCGTGCTGCAACTTTCGTGGGTACGCCATCGGCGTACATTTGTTCTTCAGTATCGGTTTTCATAGAACAATACCTCTCTTAGCGCTCTGCTCGGATATCGGATGAGCGAGCGTGCTTTAGTTAGGGCCCTCACCATTTGGCTACTTACCACTGGTGCGCCCACTGATTCCCGTCAGCGTCCGCTCTACCGAGGAACGCGAGGGTCTGCTTATGGTAGTCTTCCACTACAAGGGCTAATGAGTCGTTATCGACTGTAGCCCATACCAATATCGAGTGTGCTGCCGACTCTGTGCACTTAATGACGAACGACGACATGCTCGTCAGAACGGTTTCGAAATACCGCACCTTTGCGGTCGATCCACTGTAGAACGCGCTTGCCCCAAATTGGGACGGGTCATAGAAGTCGGTAATCGTTCCTCCGCAATCCCGTTGAACCGCGCCCTCCTCCTTGCACGTCTCACCCAACACAGTCGTCTCCTTGAGCGTCTTTGTGGGCTTGAACGTGAACGAGTCTGCATAAAGCAGCGCAGTCAGGGGAATGTAATACCCGCTGACACGGTACAGGTACGTCGGACTGCGAGCGCTTGGGAACGTCACTTTCCCAAGTAAACGGCTTAGTGAGTACGCCGTCGCGGAGTAGGTATGCCACGATGATCCAGTATTCGTTGACTCCTCAAGGAGTATTGGTGCGTCTGGATCGAGGACTCTATACGCTGCGGCCGTGACCGTTGCGCTGAGGTAGTCGCCTGCAAGCGTCATCGCTCCGTTAGTCGTGCTCAGTGCCGTGCTCGGGCCGCCTACGTAGATCGTGGCCCCATAACTTGCAATAGGAGCGGGAGCAGTCATGTTTTACTCACTCCGCTCCGCTCAAGGCCCGAAAGTCGCGAGTCCTGCGCCATCCATATCGAACGTGCAATCGACGTACGCGGCCACATCGGGAGTCGGGACCGCCTGATTGACGACCATCTTCCCGGACACGTAGTTCGTGCCGTCGTAGAACAATTTCATGTAGAGATCCGCCATAGCCCGTAGGCCCGCGACTATCAGGGCTTGACCCGGGTCTGATTGATCCCAGAATCCCGTTAGGTTCAACCCCCAATCGAGTTGAACCGTCCCGCGATCCTTATACAGCGGCGCGATGCTTTCGCAGAATATCGTTGTGTCGACGCTTGTTCCTAAGCTTTTAGGGGTGATCTTGTTGATCCCCTTGACCTCAACCCAGTTCGTGCCGTCAGAACTGGCCTGAACATATGCTAAGTTCCCTTTAGTTTTTCCCATTTTATTGCCTCCTTGTTGGCAACTGACCAACAGGTTACATTTTTTTAGTTTAATTACCCATCACTCATTTGTCAACCGCGGTTGACAGGTTTATTCACTTATGCTTCCATATGAGATTTGACCCGTTGACGCTGCGGTGAACGTCAGTCCGTTGAAGCCGCCTTTTGTGACGGTGAACGTGATATCTGAAATCTCTACTCTTACCTTTCGGTAATTGACCCCGTCATAGTACCACTGTATCCACGTCTCGACGTCAGTTTCAAGGTTGTCCCACAGCATCCGTTGGTTGGGAGCGTGAGCATAGTCGCTGAATCCGTCCCCCGTAAACGTGGCGCTGTTTAGAGTATGCCCTCTTGCCTTGTACGGGCCGTCATTCCCGAAGACTGTAGTATCCACTGAGTCACCGACTTCAGGGCCTCCCATCTTGTTCAACAGTTCGATCGCGCCGTAAGCGCCTGCGCCACCTGCCACGTTCGAGATTTGCATCGTGGCAGTTTTGCCTTTTGTTTTAATGCCTCCGCATGTCGTCATTCCTTTTCGTACCTCCCTCCTTGTCTTTTGCTTATGGTTCTAGCCTAGTCTAAGTCTAAGTCTAAATCTAAGATTCTGGACATTGAGTAACCCAGATAGTAAACTGCATAATTCCATGCCAGTGTTTGTTGTCCGGATCCGGCATGTCGGTGCTCATCATGTTCCTGATCTTGATGCTGCTGTCATAGCCTTCGACATCCAATACCTGATCGTCGAGAACGTTGTTCACTGCGGCCATTATCGTTTTCACGCCGAGGGAGCTTTTTGCATCTGCGATCCTCCACCAGACACTTACCTGAAACTTTACAATCTGGCCAAGAGTGCCGAAGCAATCCCATGGCGATTCTTGCGGGGCGCCGATCGTGATGTACGGGAGCGCAACTTCGGGTCCCGGGCGCTTATCATACACTCCGTTAATCAATGTACTCAATGTCGTATCATTGGATAAGGCAGTTACGAAAGCTGTCTGAATTGGAATAAGTGACGAACCTCTTTGAAAGCCGGTCATCGTATCACTCCCTTCAGGAACGAGCAGACAGCCTCAACTGCCTCCTCCTTTTTCGTGTCGTATCCGAAGCGCATAAACGGCCGTGGGCTCATCTTATACGTGCCCAATTCCTGGAAGATCGCGTAAGGCGTATCGTGCGGTTTGACAACGACCTCTAACGGGCCTGCCTCGTCCTCGTGTATATGATCTCGCAACCATCCAGTTTTAACGGGCGCATGTTCCTGACACCCTTCTGCAAAGACCTTTCCTCCAGCCATTAGTGCGGGCAGAAACCCGAGCAGCATAGGCGCTACCACTCTCGTCTCAATAGCGGCTTGTGCCTCAATGCTTCCTTCGATGCTGCCCCACGAACTCATATATACTCCATATATGCTCTATATATCTTCCACTTCGATTATCATCCACGGACTGTTAATGTCCGGCTGGTGAATGGTTCTGATTTTTAACGTTTGTGTGTAGCCAGCTTGATCGAGCAAGATGTGTCCGGTCATTTGAATGAGGGTGGTCGTGTGAACCGTAACATCGTATATAATATGCTGACCCAACACGTCGGCCGCCACGCCGGGCACATCGCTGTGAACGTCTATTCTGGCGGCTATTTCATCGAGGGCAGTTGAGAATGTTGAAGCGGTCTCTCCGCCGATCGCATCTTGAGCGGCAGAATACGACTGATAGATAATTGTGTCAGGCAATTCGAAACAATGCAGCTCTAAATGATGTTGACCGGGTGCTTTGATATTGTTGACGTATATTGAACGTCCGTTTGCATCGGTTAGTCGGTCACCCACCAGAACGTCCTCGCGATAATCGCAATAAAAGACGTCCGTATCGTTTGGGTTTGTCTTGTATCTCGGCCACCCTCCGATGATCGATCTGCTGCGCCCGTAGAGCGTCGCGACGGTGCTCCACGTCTGCGTGTAGTTTAACAGTTTCTTCTTTGAGTCCAATACCGGTGTCTCGGCCCTGCGCTCTAAGGCGAACGTATCAAAGAGGAGGCCAGTGATCGGGTACGGTTGGATCACTTGTCGGCCTCCTTAACGTTCAGAAACCGTTTTGGTTTTGGTTGTTCGAAGACTCGGATTCGTCGCGGTTTTGATGATGGGTCGTGCGTTACCCCCATCAGCGTTGACTTTGCTGGCTCCGTTTCACGGGAAAGTCGTTCAGCATGCGTCTCCTCATTCCACGTCCAACTCTTCGCTACGGTAAACGTATGCACGCTTCCAACGATTGCAGGGAAAACGACCGTTCGCTTTCCAAGCAGTGTGACCGCTATCTCGTGATTAAGCACGCCAACGTGGCCATCAGTATCCGTTGGCAGTAAGTGGACAAAGATAGTGTTGAGGATCGTGGGTGAGTCCTCATCAGGATCATAATCTACCGAGATTTGCGAGTCGGGATCGGTAAGGTGAAGGGTGATTACTGGATTCCCTGTCTCGTCTACAGCAACAAAGACGATCTCATCAACCGCAGAAAGGTCTTTGTCTTCTCGCAACGAGTTCTGTATCGGGTAATATGGTTCGGCGTCCTCGCCCTCGTACATATCAAAGTCGTTTTCCGCCGCGCCTTGCCCTACAGGATTGTCTAAGCCTAAGCCTAATTCTACCATGTTTTCTTTCCTCACGTGTCCTTTGTTATGTCAATCTCAAGTAGCCCCACATTTCTGCTCCCTCGATTTGCCAACATTCCAACACATCGTTTCCCATGAGTGGTGAACAGACCCATGCAGCGGGGATCACTTCGTATAACCAGCACGTCACGCTGATGACGGTATGCCCATATTAGTTGCGGCACGTTCGCTCTTACATTGACGATTGCTGTCATGGCAGGCGGCTCAACTCCTACATCCTCTGCGTTGGCTGTTGGTGATATCACAGCTGAGTCCGCAAGGTCCAGCGTTACATCGGGCAGCGGAGCGTTCGCCAAAGGCCCCACAATTGCGGTGAGCGGAGACGCCGTTACGTTTATTATCGGTACGCACGCCGATGGCCCGATCAGGGCTGTCACATCAGGGGGATCAACGCCTATTAATGGAACGTTCAACACTGGTGATATTACCGCTGGACTCGCGGGGACGAGCCACACGTCGGGGAGTGGTATGTTCGCTGTGGGGTTTGCGGCCGCGGTGATAGGGGCAGCCGCTACGCCTACCAATGGTACATTCAATACTGGTGCGACTGAACTCGTCACGTCGGGGGGCTTAACGCCTGGCAATGAAACATTCGCTGATGGTGAGACCACGGTCGTCATGCCAGGAGGGCCAACGCCTACTAAAGGTACATTCAATACTGGTGATATAACCGCTGCTCCCGCGTCTGAGGGTGCGACGCCAATTAGCGAAACGTTTGCCGTTGGTGACACGGTAGCGGTAACACTGGGCATCGTGACATTAGCAATAGCGGGACCAATCGCAATATAACAGATCTGTGTGGCATCTGTCGTCGCGTCAGTACCCCATACAATATCAAATTTATCGCTCAAAAAATTATTTATTGGGGCAGCCACGTCAGTTGCATCTCCTGCAGTGCTGTTGCTTACGATAATCGAATTTGTTGAATCATTATAATTTGAATCTACCGAGCTGCCGACGTTGGATTCATCGGTTTTCGCCGCTACGCTGAAGTTTGTGCCGTCACTCGCGCCAACTGTGATTCTTGCGCTTTGTATATTTGATGCACTTGCTGGGTAACTATCCGTAGCGGCGAGCACTGCAGAAGGTGTAAATCCAACACCTGTTACCGTATCTGTGATAGCGCTAGTTTGCCCCGTCTTAGCCCAGGCTCCAACTTTGATATTTGTCCCCGCGAGTGCGAGGCTGTAATAATAATAATCGTTTCCACTATCAGTAGTCCAATCTACCGTAAAGCCGCCGCTGTCCATCGAGACGAACGATGCAACATCCGTGATTGTATTGCCGCCGGTTGGCGATGACATGGTAGCAACGTTGAGGATGCATGCATTGGTGACCTGTGTTCTAGATGATTGTGAGTTTGTGGCAAGCGCCTCATATGAACCAGTATTGTGGATAGCCCATTGGCTCGTTGCACTCATAGCTCCGAGCATGAACATACCGTAAGATGTGTCCTTAGCGGGGGGGGCCGACGTATAACAATCGCTTAGATGCAGAACTACATTTGGTTTAAAACTCGTACCGGCTAGTGTAACTCCTTGGTTGCCGCTTGACTTTTTCCAACCCGTTACTCCCGCCCCAGTAATGTCACTCCCACCAATAGCGAGGTAATAGATTGTATAGGCCGTTCCGGGAGTCGTACTGTATGTTGCTACAAACTGGCCGCTATTAAGAGAACTAAATGCTACACTTGAAATTTGGAGAAGTAGATTGTCTTGATGATCGTAGAGTATATAAGGGTAAGCAGCTTGATGTCTGTCTTGTAATTTAGCCTGCGATGGCAATGAACCTGAGTGGTCCTGTTGCGCATTGCATGTAGCACCATATTGCATAGTGGGGCCGGAACCGTTAGCGGCTGCGAAGCCCATTCCAAATGCTACGACGTTATGCGTTTGAAGTGCTTGCCATCCTGTCGTTCCTTGGTTTGTTCCCCACAATATAAGTGCGACCGGCGTAAAACCCAAGCCGCTTATTGTGTCCGACGTGCCCGACGTCGTATTATTCCAATGTCCGGTCTTCGCGTAAAACGTCATTTAGTTTTCCTCCCCTGCTGGGAAGTCGTCTTTTGTCATATCAGGTTCAAGGAACCCCACGTTCCGGCTCCCTCTGCTCACTAACAGCCCTTCGCATCGCGCTCCAGCGGGATCGAATAGTCCTGGACAGCGGGGAACACCCGCCAAGATTTGAGACGGAGCGCGGTGATGACGATACACGGATACTCCTACCCACGGAACAATTGCTCTCACGTCGACAATTGCCGTGATGCCGGGAAGTGAAACATCTATTAGTGGTATATACGCCAGCGGTTCGATCAGTCCCGTCACGTTTTGAGGCCCCACATTCACCTCGTCCACATTTGCTACCGGCGATATAACCGCCGAGCTTGCGGGAACCAATCGTACGCCTGGCAACGGAACGTTTGCTAACGGGTTTACGATAGCGGTGAGTGGTGTTGCCGAAACGTTTATTAACGGAACGAATGCTAATGACAAGGCTGCTCCTACTACAGTGGGGGGGCCGACGCCTACTAGCGGAACGTTTAACACTGGTGCGACTTGCCCCGTCACGTCAGGAGGTTTAACGCCAACTAGAGGGACCTTCGCTGAGGGTGATACAACCGCTGCAATGGTGGAAAGCGAAACCCCCGGCTGTGGTACGTTCGCCGACGGGTTCACGGTTCCATTGACTGACGAGGTTACAACGCCTATCGACGGTACGTTGCCTGATGGCAGTACGGTAGCGGTCGCGGAGCCAGCATTTACAGAGGCGAGTCCAAAGACGATGTAGCATATTTGGGTTGCGACTGCATTGTTCGTTCCCCACGTAACGACAAATGCATCATTCGCGAGTCCTATCGTGCCCAATGCATCTGGCGTTGATGCATCACTATCATTAACGACAATAGCTTCGTTCGTGTATGAAAACTTGTAATCAACGGTCGTAGAGACATTATTCTCTGAAGTGCCACCAGCGACGCCATTGTTTGTACCGTCACCCGCTCCAAACGAAAAACGGAATCCTGGCTGCTGAGTAGCGGCTGCGACTTTGGAGTCCGTCGCGGCGATCACTGCCACTGGTGTTATGCCGGGAGTGGCAACCGTGTCGGTTGAGCCGTTTGCGCCTGTAGATTTGCTCCACGCACCGACTTGAGACTTTACACCTGCCAGGCACAGACTAAAGAAGTAGTGCCCATATTGAAAAGCGTAATCCAGGTTTAAGGTAAAGCCGTCATTGTCGAATGAAACGTATTCGGCTTCATTTACACCTATTTCACTCAGCAAAACCTTGTTCGTTAGTTGCTCGCTCCATGTGGCCGTAGGGAAATCACCTTTAGGACGGAGCCCGTCAATCGCGAATTGAGCGGTGCTCGTCATCGCTCCTAGCTGAATCAAGTCGTAGGGGGGTGAGTATGTTCCGCTAGGAGGAGCATTATACCAGCCTATCCCTATATGCATAGCACACGACGGCTTGAAACCAAGGCCCGTAAAGCTTTGATTCCCCGATGAGGTTGACAATTGATTCAGCATAACCCCCGCATTGGCTATGTCACTACCCCCAAGTGCGAGGAAGTTTATTGGATATGACGTACCCTGCACAGTCGTCCAATTTATCACAAATTGGCCGCTGGCCATCGAGGTTATCGTTCCTTCGAGCACGACAGAGCCAGGAATACCGGCAGAGCGAATAACAAAGGAAGTTGAGTCCTGGTAGATATTGGCGTAGTCAGTGCCGTATGTCCAATCGCCGCTTGAAGACGCAAAAGCAACCGCTCCCTGTTGGTATGCGCTTTTGGCGGCGTTATAGGCTGAGAAGCCCATACCGTATTCGTTTGCGGCCGCGAAGCCTGTGCCGGTGTTTAAGACTCCCCATAAAATTATAGCGACGGGGGTAAAGCCTAAACCGCTGACCGTTTGATTCCCGGTTGACGTCGGCGTGTTAAGCGTGCCGACTTTCGCAGAGAGCGTCATCTGAAGGCTTTACCTCAATTCGTCCACGACCTCGGAGTTTCAGAGATCGAACATTCCAAGTGTCGGGCACGGGACCGTGAAGTTGCCGCCCTGACCTGCCTTGTCTGCATCATACAGGATATAGCCGAGCAGATACTTCGAGCCTGAGTTGTCATATATCCTGACGCACCGAACTCCGGTGAATGTCGCGGTTGGCCATGTTGTGTCTGCACAATACAGTTTCGCGTACGCACTTGGCGCTGTTCCGGTCGTCACAGGATCGTAGAGCGTCATCTGCGTGCCGCCTTGGGTGTAGCCGTTTGCAGTGGCAAGCTCGTTAGTGCTGCTGTATGTCTCGTCGGTATCCTGTGCCGGTGTAAGGCTGCTGGTATAAAGGGCCATGTAGTACGTCGTCGTCGCGGCCTTCCATGCGCTCATATCCTGTTTCGCTAGGTGCATCCGACCCTTAGCATACATATACGCCACGTTGGTCATTGGTTCCTCCTGATCAGTTCGTGACTATGAACACCCAAATGACGCCAGTGTCGCTCGTCATCGCATTGGTTTGCGTGAAATGAATCTTGAGCGTATCAGCGGCCACAAAGGTGTTGTTTACTGCGGGTACGCCTGATTGGGCGATAACTTGGTTCAGTGTGTTCGTGTGCGCGACCGGTAATGTGATTGGCGCCGTTCCTGCTGCCTCAACCTGTCCCGAAGCGCTAAGTACGAAATCGAGCGTGCCTGCGCCTGAGTTGGCGTCGGCTGCTGCTGTCACGACTATGCCGTAAACGCCGACTATTGAGCCGATGAATCCGAGCGGGATAGCACTGATGACATCATGCGACCCTCCTACAAGAGTGCTGTAGGCTATCGGAATAGGCCCTATCTGGTTGCCTTTCACTCCTGCGGCGAGTTGTCCTCCGACGATACCTGCTGCCGATGCGAGTTGGGATCCTGCTATGTTAGCCGACGCATCCAACTGCGTTCCTAAAATTCCTGCGGTATCACTCAATGATACGTGCGTGAATGTCTTAGCGAGCGTTTTCGATTCTGTTACTGCGTTCGCCGCGAGCATTGCATTCGTGATTGAAGCTGGCGGCATTATGCCTAGTGAGATTACTAAGTTGCCTATCGCGGCAATTAGGGCGTCCATTTCAGAAACTACAAGGTTGCCATCAGGGTCTACTTTAAGTTGAAGTTGCTGATTAGTAGTTTCGTCCCATCCGTAAAGTCTAGCTTTGTCCATGATCAGACCTCCTTAAGCCTCAAAAGAGCAAGCAAGTTTTAGCCTCTGGTTTTAACTTTAGCTCAAGCCTAATACGATCGGTCATCGAACTGACCTTCGTAGAACGGCTTTCTGCGTATTTGTCCAGTGCGGCGACATACCAAACCTCCGAAACCAATAACGAAATCGTGGCTGCGTAGTTTCTTCTCTAGCGCTAGGAATTGCGCGACGACTTCCTTCGGGTCTACTTTGACGTCCCCGGCAATTCCTGTTTGTGGATACTTGCTAAATCGTGCCACGATTGCTGCGCAGGCATCGGCGGCTGGACCATACATACGAGTGATGTCGGTCTTAGTCCCGATGCATGTGGCTATCTCGTCGTCGGAGATTAAAGGAAAATTCGGGTCGGTGTCGCCGATGAGGAAGCGAACCATGTCGAGCAGAGAATCCATTGGATCTCCGCCGTAGCTCCACGTTCTATCGGCAGACTCTACTGTCCATGCCATTGTTTTCGCTCCTCATCGGACTTTGTTTTGTTTTGCTTTGCTTCGCCTTGCTTTGCGTTGCTTTGCCTTCGCTCTGCTCTACCCTACTTGCTCTCTCTGTGCTCTACTAGCTCTTAGGCTAGGTCTCCACCGCTCCGCTAAAGAAGACGCCCATCGGAGGCGAGACTATCTTGAACTGCCAAGAGGCCGCTACTTCTAGCCAATCGGCTCGCTGCTCTTGTTCTCTCATCTTCCTGACGGTCACTGGTTGTCCTGCCTGTTGTCTCAGGGTGATGTTGTAACCGCCCGTCGCGACACGCTTGCCCGGACCGGGAGCCGTGTAGAGAAGAAGGGCATCGTTGCCATACAGGTAGTCAGGCGCGAACGTCTGGCCTTCCGCCGCGGTGTTTGCCATCGCGTACGGCACGAGCACCTGGTCGACGCTGAACACCGTCGCGAGGTTCAGTTCGTTGAGGATAATGTCTGTGTTATCCTTGTAGATGAACTTCCTAACGATGTCAGGGTGCTCAACGAGAGCGTCGAACACTTTCGGTGCGAGGATCAACTTATTAGGTTTGCGCCCCGTCGCCGATGCGATTGTGTTTCTGGCTTTCCGTATGTCCTGAATTGGCGTGCTGTTGTCCGTGTCTGTCCACCAGTCGAAGTACGTGGCTCCGCCGCCGCCGCCGTGGACCTCGCCGGTAAGGGTTGTTCCCCATATTCCGGTACCCATGACGTGCGAGATAAACTCCGTCTCTTTGGAGACGCGCATGGTCTCGGTCAACTGAATGGTCGTGTCGGCGTCGAGGTCGAACACTGAGTCCGCTTCCTCTCTGTCCTCATCGGGAATGAGAACGTGAACTGCCCACTCATCGAGTGCGTAGTCAGCACGCTCCGTCCCCCATCCAATAGCTACTGATTCGGTTCCTGGCTTCCGTTTCCGTGCACCGGCCATCTTGAAGTACGCTTCGTTGTAGAGGTAGTACTTCCCTCGCCTGTGGTCAACCGGAAGGATCGGAAACACTATGTCGGCAATGTAGTTTTGTGGATCCTGCAGTTCCATAACGCTGACGTCTTGCAACATCGCATTATAATGCAGGTCACTTAGTACTGGTTGTGGCATTTTCTTTCACCTCCTTAGGCTGACGTTATGACGTACAGTTTGATGATTCCGTTCGAACCCGAGAATGACGTCACATTCTTTGCCGAAATTCTAAGGGTGTTGCCCGCTATGAACGCGTTGTTTGCAGACGCCGCCCCTGCCGATGCTATAATGTTGTACCTGGGTGTCGCTAGCGCTGACGATACCGTCACTACTGCGCCCGTTACTGCGGTGGTGCCGATCTTTACGTAAAAGTCGGCGGTTTTTCCGGTAAGATTGTCGACGGTCTCAACCATCGCGTACATATCGATGACGTGTCCCGCGGTTTCCAACGGTACGCCTACTACGATATCTCCGTTAGTTGTGACGTCTCCGAGGTTTACCTTGTACTCCATAACTCCCGGCGGTGCTGCCACGACGCCCATCGATGGGCCGCCGCGTGCTTGCAGGTCAATGGGGATTATATCTCCCGCGATTCCGCCTCGCAGCGCCATTCCAACTATCGGGTGCGTCCCGCTCTGTGTTCCGAACGTTCCCCCTGCTCGCGTCTCAAGCATGTCCCCGGCGTTTACTACGTCGCCAAGTAACCCTTTGCTGACGCCCATAACTCGTATCGTGCACGGGTCGCCCGACTGGAACACGTTACCGCTTGACGCTCCAGGGTTGGGGTCCACAAGTATGCCCCACATATTCGAGTATGCACCGCAGAGTGTTATCGTTCCGTCGGCGGCCATGTACATCGCGCAAAACTGATTTGCTGAATAATCGGCATATGCTGGGCCGACTCTGTATGCGCCATCCTGTTCATATGCTTGTGATGATGCTACTGCCATAATTTACGCTCCTCGTCCCGACAGACGCTTCTTTTCGAACTCGTCGTAGAGTTTCGCGTTTGCCCTAACGGCTGCGACACGCGCTGCCTGGGGCGTGATGTCTGTGGACTTTGCCATTAAGCCCTGTGCGATCTTTTCGATCTCCGCGTCGACGCCCTCAACAACTTTGTCCGTACCAGCTTCCTCAAACAGCTTACCACGCTTGTTTGATTCGTTGGCCGTTCTTAGGGTTGTCTCAAGCCAGTTCAGTGCTTCAGGGCTTTGCTCGCCGATTTCCATCATGTGCTCGGCAAGGCCGTCCTGAGGCAGCGTGTCAAACTCGGCCGCCTTTGCCATGTAGCCGCGCAGTTTTTCCTTGTTTTCAAGGTCGGTGATTTTCTCCAGTTGCTGCTTGAGCATGAGTTCTTTGGCTTCGCCGTCCTTCTGCAACCGGTCAAAGTAAACCTTAACCGCGTCCGGAAGTTCCGCAAGCGCTTCTTTCGTCATTATGCCGTCTTCCTCTTTCTTCATCTTCTTGGACGCCGACTTCTTACTCTTCGATTTCTTGGCTTTTTTATTGGTGTCCTCGTCGTTGTCCTCATCCTCGTCTTCGTCGTCGTCTGAGCCTTTCCCGCTCATCGCATCCTTGAGATCGTCGACAATGTCGCTGACCCCTGAGACGTCTTCGTGAGCTTCGAGGATTTTGAGTGCCATCTCTAGCGCCTGTTTCGCCTTGGCATCCGGCGCGGCTTTCGCCATCTTGGCCATGATTCCTAAGAACTCAGGTGATTGTAGAGGTGTCTCAGAGATAGTCTGGAAATATTCGTCATCTAATTCCATTTCGTTTCCTCCATTTTTGTTCATTTTCTTTGCTGCTCTCGCTTCCGCTTTCTCTTTCGCTCGCTGTGCTTTGTATTCAGCTTGCACGCGGTCACGTATCGCTCTGGTTTCCGCGTCTATATATCCACACTTAGCCAGTATTACATCGGCATCTTTCTCTATGCTTTGATCTGATCTGAGCGCTCCCCATTCAAGAGGAGACGCTGGCGCGCAATCCGTTGGCGGGTTCTGTTGCTTATGCAGCTTACACATCGCCTTTTCAATATTGCCATGAAACTCGTCCATGTCAGCCTTCGAAAAGCCAGTAAGCAAGTTGCCCTGCTTCGCCTGCATATGAAGTCGGCGATGATATTCTGATAAATCTTGCAGGTTTTGCTTAGCAATAGCAGCGATTAAACCTGCTTTCTCACTGCTTGTTAAGCCCATCGTTTGCCCCCTCTAGGTTTTCTTTGTCCCTCTTGCGCCGTACATAGCGCAATCTCAGAAGCGTTCCTGCTTCCCCATATTCGCATTCTCAATCGATCGGTGTCAACCGCGGTTGAAGCCTTTTATAACTCTAAGATTCCAAAGCACACATAGCGCACTTCAGAAGCGGAAATCTCTTTTCCTTGTTTGCGCCTGCCGCGCATAATGTAATCTCAAGCGGTTGTATGTCGCTGAGTGCATTGATCGTCGACGGGTCGCCCGCCTCTGCCTTGCTCATTCCTGGTGGCAACTCTCCCGGAGTCCGGGTGACGTGGCCGCCCATGCTGAAGGCGTTATAAACTCCATCCTTGATCTCTTGCCACAATTTCTTGGCCAGGATGTGAAGTTCAACGATCCAACTGCCCGCTTTGACAAGTCTGTTTCCGATAGTCACATCTTGCGGAGCAATATAGCTCTGCGTGACACGAGCTTCAGCCCGCCGTAAGTGCCGGATGCCCGTAGCCTGACTGTGCTCCATCCACCAACGGGCCGCCTTTTCCAATTCAGCAGGCGGGGCCCATTCGCGTTGGGTATCAAGCTCGTCGGGTTTGTAAACCACTCCGGTCACAAGGCGATTTTCATCGTCATCGGCTGATAACAGCTCGAACGTGTGATCAAAGTTATATGAGGTGTCTTTCTTATATAATACCCCACGATTAGCTACTTTTTTTTCTGCCTCTTTCGCGGAGTTCGCCAGGTTAATCCGCGCCGCTACTTTCGTGGCTGTCGGCCCGTTGTTAGTGAGCCACTTCTGTATCCATTTTATTTTTCGGGATAGCTCTACCTTAGACGATTTAGTCAATGCTCGTGGATGCGGTAGGACGACGTCGACCGGAAGCGCATTGGCAGCCGAATGACCTAAAGCGATCGTAAGGTCAGGATTAAAAGCGCGGAGTTCTTTGTTCAGCCATGGCAGCCATTTTAGTACTTCCTCTTTGGATGGCCCGCGAACGCCGCCTTTCCTGTCCCGCAATACTGATGGAATGACGTTCAGCAGCGCGACTTCCTCTTTCTCCAACCCAAGGGGAGCAAGGTACTGTTCTTTAAATGCACGTCCATAATGGCCCACCATTGGTTGTCCTCTCCCCGCTTCGAGCGAGTCGGGAGAACCGCTGATAAATGCTATGCGCGGCATTTGGTCTTCCTTCGTTAGAGGCAAGCTGGGGCTCAAGTCGATCTTGGCGATTTCCTCGCTCAGCATATGGACTCTGCCATCGTCAGTTTGTAAGACCACGCTTCGGAATCCGTCAGATTGTGTCTCGCCAACGTAGTTCCCGCCGTTGGCAAGTTTCTCCGTGATCCACGTTTCCCATGTATCTGGTTTGGCCGCTTGTGATTTTGGTGAATCTGAGTAGGCGGCATTAATCCGATTGAATAGTTCAGTCTCGGCCGTTGGCGTTTCTAGCCCTTTTTTCGTGCCTTCTTTTTCCGAATCGGGGGGTGTAGCATCGTCCTTCTTAAGTGCGCCGGTTTTCTCCTCACTTTGTGGTTCGCTTATTGGCGGTTCTTTGGACTCTTTAGCTTCTTGCACGCTCTTGTGCTTTCGGCCTTTCGCTATTCCCCCTGATGCTGGGAAAGCCAAGTCACGGAGTCGGTTGAGGAGCCACGTCGGGACAAGGTCTCTATGCTTGCTCACGATTTCATAGGTCGCTTCGAGGTATTCTTTGGTCAGGCCCTCCGGACCATACCGCTCCGCCCCCCCCTGTCGCCATCGCGCCTTACCACCCGACTTGGCGAGTGCCCGCGTATGTATCTCTTTTATAGCCCAATCAGGGAGGTAGGCTTTGATCTTGCGCAGAGTTGCGAGGTGATAATCAACACCGGGCATTATTTATTCAGCCTCCTGACACTTCTTGCACACGACCACAAAGGTAGGCTTTCCACCTACTCGCGTGACATCAAAGACGTCGCTGCGTTCGGCCATGAACACTCCACCGCAGTAGCCGCACTTTTGCTCAACGGGCATTTCGCTTGCCTCCTTTATTCATTTTCTTAGCTTTCTTAGTAGGTCCTATGCCCTGAACAAGCGCTCCAGCGGCGTTTAGTTTCTGCCTCCGCGTGGCTATCGTTTGCTTTTGCGTCTGCGCTTGAGCTTGAGTTTTGCCGCCTTTCGTTGGCGGTTGCTCTTCGTTCTGTTCGGTCGCCGAAATCACTGGTTCTCTTGTCGGGACTCCTGTTCTCGGCAGTCCCGCTTCATCGTAGATGCTGTCAAGCAGGTCGTCGTTCGGGAACACGTCAGCACCGGCCCGCATAAGGTTCAGGAGCAGCATGCCAATCTCTGCGACGTCTGTCTCAGTTACATCGCCATGCACAAGTTCGGGTATCCCTGACAATCCTTCCCATGTGTTCAACTTGAAGAGTTTTGAGATTGCCTGCTTGTTGAGAACTTCGCATATCAGGTCACAAACCGATGAGATGAACATGACAAAAAAGTTCGACTTCTCTTTCGCAAGGGCCCACGATCCCGTTGCGTTTCCTAACAACAATATATCAGCGAGGAACACGCGCACGATCTCGCCCTGATAGCGTGCTATAGGCTCGGTAGTTGGCAATGATGGTGCGGGCTGCTGATTGCCTACCAGTTCGATGTCGTACATCGGGGTCGTAGCCCCCTCGAACGTGTCACTTGGCAAAAGGAAAAATGCGTCTTCGTTTCGATACACGTCTTCGCCAATCTGCATGTATCTGTCTACTGTTTCCTGGTTGTCATCCGCCTGAAGTTCAGATAGGGGAATACGGACTATCGGGAGGCCTGCCATGTTTCGTTCGATCCCGATAAGCTCAAAATCCTCTAACTTGTGTTTTTTATAATAAGCAGAATAAGCACCTCTGAGGACGCTCGACCCTTCAGGGTTCCCCTTGGTGCTGCGATATGCAAAGTGAACAGCTTTGTCCAGCGGGACATAATAGACGCCTGCACCTGCAGGGTTTAGTTGGATCATGCCCTTTACTTCGTGCGTCTGGGGGTCGATGTCCCATTTGAATAATGATTCCTGGGGCCGCATTGCGAACTTTCTAAACCCGATTCTACCGTCATTGTAAAGACTTCTTCTACTTGGGTCCTTCTGATCAGGACCCATGCGAAGCTTGTAAACAATCTCGTGCACGTCGAACCCGAATTTAATGAACGTTACAAATTCATCAAGATATGCCTGCCAACTGTTCTCCATGTCCTTGAAAAGGCAGTCAGTGGCAAAGTCCTGAGCTTCTGAATCAATCTCTGAATCGCTTGCCGCATTGAACCAAAACGGGACCTGGCGAACCGCCATAGTGACCATGTTAAGAGCAGCAAAGACGGTCGCATCCGAGTCGACCATCGTCTTGTAGGCACGGATGCCACGCTGGCCCCTAAGTTCTTCTACCCATTCCTCAGCAAGGATGCCGCCAAATTGCTTAAGTGCGGGTATGCCTATCTCAGCGTAGATGTTCTTTTTCGTAACTACAGTAGGTTCCCCGGTTGCGTAGTAAGCCCCGGTCGAGAGATAGTCCTGCTTCCTAAGTTCTCCTCGTGTTCGTGATTTGATTGTAGTCTCTTTTTTCTTCGGTTTCGCCATTATTCACCCCCCTGATTCGTCATCGTGAAACTATGCTGGAATATAGATCAGCGGCGCAGTCCCCCGCCGTATCGAGTCGAGCATGATCTCGCTGCAATCGTTATGGTTGCCCCTCGGTTCATACTCCTGGCACGATCCAGGTCGATTCTCGTAGATGCCACACCGGCCGGTCGTCCAAAAGATGCAAGGCTGCGTGAACTTGAATGACCTAGCGGTCGCGAACTTACCGCGCACCGTGAACCGTTGCGTCACTTCTCCGACTGACATACCAAGCTCCCTCGCGATATATAAGCGGTCGACATAGTTGCACGCGATCTCTCGCGGAACGACGCAGCAATATCCTCCACAGTCCCCGCACTCGGCAAATTCTGTCATTTTAGTTTCAGTCCCCGCCAGCTATAAGAACCCAAACCCAAAATCCTACGGCTGCTATAGCTGCTCCGATTATCACCCATGCAAACACTGTCAATGCGTCCATCTTTTTTCTCCTCGCACTCTTCTGTCAACCGCGGTTGAATGGTTGACACCTAAATTAAAATGAGGGGACATCAGTCCCCTTTATGCGGTCGGTATATCTACCGGTTCCACGCTAACACGCTTTACGACCTACGTCGCGGCCTTTCTCCTGTGATGATGGTGCTTCGCTTTTTTCTCTATAAGCACCCGTACCTCACGGCTCGTCGATGGTTCATAGTACCGCTTATGCTTGCGGTGATGATGCTCTTCCATCACACAGAACCCCCCGCATAGACCGCCTGGAATGCCGCGATGCCTTCGGCTGCCTCTGACACGGAGATTGAATACGCTCCTGACGAATCAGTCTCAGCGGTTGCCCCATCGATGTCGACGAAACCAGCGTCAGTTTTTACTTGCAGCTGGATCGTTTGACCTGCGGGCGTAGTGCCGTCCGCTCCAGATAACACGCCAACGATTGCAAAGGCTTCATTCTCTTCTGCTGTTGAAACGCTCGCGGTTGCCGTCAGTTGCGTGACTACATTCGAAGCCACAATCGTGACGTCTACTTCAGCGCTTGTTGCTGGTGCATAGTTTACCATTTGATTTTTCACCTCCGCTTGTGCTGGATATTGTTGTGACTTTGGTCACTTTGATGTACACTGACTCCTCGCGGCAAGAACTGTTGCGGCGAGTTGCCGGATCCCGGGATTGTATTTCAAGCAGTTAGGGTCGGAGCAATGTGCAATCCTGTGGTGCTCTAAATGATGTAGTACTATGAAATTGCTCATAAGAAAATTGTAATCGCTTTGCTGTGTAGGTGTCATAAGATGATAAGGAAATACGTCATGCGCGTCAAGTTCCAATTGGTCTCCCGGTGCACCATCAAGCGCCCCGTTTGCACCGGCTGTTGAGCCGCACATTTCGCAAGTGTTGTGCTGTGCATGATAGTCGGCTTCAGCTTTGTCCCATATTGGGGTTCGACCTGATCCGAGTAAGTGCCGTGCTAAGCCTTTTCGTGCTAAAACACTTTTTTCCATTTAGTCGCTCCTAGTCGTCATTCATCCATGATTGAATTATGAGCAATACGCCGATCATCGCGCCAAATATGACGATGAAGAATGCCATGTTATTTGTTAGGTACATCGCTAGACCGGCAAACACCATCACGCCAAAAAGCGCGACTATTATTTCGACGCCTGTTTTAAACTTCATTTGTTCCCTCCTTAAACATAAAACGGTCTAAACGTCAATGTAAGGTCACCCACACCGCCGTCTTCATCTACCCGTATAGTAATGAAGTGATAACCAGAATGATTTGGCATCCGCTTTGATCTCATCCATTTGGATTGTGTTGACAATGCTCCACCGCTTACTGCATGAATATTACGTTCAAAGAAATACCCTTGTTTGTGGCTATGGCCCATGAGGAGCACATTGGGCTTTGTTCCTCCTGTGAAGCTCTCTATAAGCTTCTGAACCCGATAACTATTGTGCGTCCAGAGCGTTTTCCCGTTTCTTCTAACTAAAATAAGTCCGTTAGGTACTTCGCAGCAATATACTCGCCCCGTATAGTGAACAATCGATGGTGCGGTATTAACGGTTGGTGTTGTTTGCACAGAGGTTATAGTAACCGTGTCACCACCCCTCGTGAACGTTACCTTATGTCCTAATTTAATCGCGATTTCGCTAAAATCTTCCAACAATCTTTTGCTTATAGACCTATAACCGAATCCTGACGGTCTGAACCATCCGTCTCCTTTAATCATTGTGTCAAACACGATTTGTAGGACGGATACATCGCAATCTTTTAACCACTTGGGGAGATACTTATTAGCACTCAAATGTCCACATTCCGACTTTAAGAACTCTGCTAGTTCTGCGCTATGGATTGTTATGTTCTTCTTAGAGAAGCTATACCCGCAACCGAGTCTTTCTGCCAAATCCATCATCGCAGAATAGTTTTCAGGATTAACATCTTCATACTGGGATAGAGTAATGTTATATTTCCCAGCGTGACCTTCGGTTACATACCACGCCATCAATTCTGCCATATCATCAATCGGAACGTCACCAAAATGATATGGTTTAACTCCCGTATTCTTAGATACTCTTAATGGAACATTGATGGTTTCTGGGGTTGTTCCTTCCCATCCGCTTGAAACTTGTGTAAACTGCCATTTCTGTCTGCCGTATTCTTTAACAATATCAATTGCATCTTTCCTGTGCCACTCGGTGTTTAATCTGATATGCGATTTGGTGGGGTACTCCATTGATTCGGTGTCCATTCTGCGATAAGTGGCACACTCAGAAACCCTGGTCCACATACCATGATTAGGCGTTACTAAACAGTCTACGCTTCTCGCCTTAAAGTGGACCATATCCCCGTCATAGTGCTCATCAGCGATGTTTGTTGGATTCTGCCACTCAAATATATGGTCAGCTTTTGTCATCGTCGCAACACGGTCTGTCTCTTTTAAATCCTTAAACAATTTCCAACCATCACTGGTCATTATCCCTGTTTTATCATCAAAACAGGTCGCGTATGAGCTTCCGTCTTCCCCGTGGAAAACGAGTATTGAGACTCCTCCGACCTCAATAACCCCTTCATCGCGCCCGATATACTCAGCATTTGGGACATTGCGGCATACATCTTCTACGATGTGCGCCCCCATTGCCTCATACCATCTATCATGGTTTCCGGAAACCAAATATGTATGGAAAGGTATCTGTAATAATTGTTCCTCGGCATATTCTTTCTGTGCTGCGTATCCAATATGCTTCAGCTCGTAAAGCAGGTTATA